ACCAGGCCGAGCAAGAACTCCTTGGCCGCGCTATCCAGGTTCGTGCGGTCGATCTCGCTCGCCGATCCATCGAAGCCGCTGAAAGTGGTCAAGTTCTTGACCTGACTCCATGTCACGGGCGTTGCGGTTCCGCCGGATGTGTATGACGTGCCTCCGGTGGTGTCCAGCGCGATCGCGAATGTGTTGGTCGTCTTCGCGATGATCGACCAGACGCCATTGGCCGTCGTGGTGCCGCCCACCGACGCGATGGTGATTCGGTCGCCGACGCTGAAACTATGTGCGGTGGCCGTCACGATGGTGGGGTTGCCGAGCGCGACGCCCGAGATGTTCTTTGCGCCGCCCGAGCCGGTGCCAATGTGCAGCGTGCTGCCTTGCGCGCTGATCGCGGTCGATGCCATGTTTGCTCCAGTGAGATGTGAGGGTCAGGGGGTGTGCCAGACCGAGAACTCCATGAGCACTCGGTACAGCTTCGTGTCGGGTTCGTAGAGGTCCTGCTCGGACAACTGGACGTTCTTGACGGTCCAGCCTTGGAAGGCCGCCCGGACGTCTGCGGCGACCACCTCGGCTTGCGCATACGTCGTCGCAAAGACGTCGATCTGGATCCGGCTGTTCCACAGACCCGGGTCACCGTTCCCTTGCACCGTGTTGTTCGGCACGGCCGCAACCCGCTGATACGTCACATACGGCGCCCCGGTCGGCTGGTCGGCCGCGAGCGGATGGACGCGACCGCTCGCCACGCCGGCCAGCAGCGTGCGCAGGTCGTCACCCAGCATCCCGTTACCGGCGCAGGCGCGCCGCCTCCTGCGCAAGACGCTCGGTCAAGTACCGACGCATCGTGTCGAGGGCGGCCGCTTTCCTGGCCTCCCAGGCGGGGCGCATGAACGGCCGAGCGGTCATCTTGGAGGTGCCGAACTCCAGGAACCGGCCGTAGAACGCGGCCCCGTCTTCGTAATAGACCTGCCCGACGACGCCCTTGCGGCGGTTCGCCGCGGTGTTTCCGCGTTTGCGCGTACGGCCGCCGCGGACAGCGACCACGAACACCTGCTGGTGCATCGCCGAGCGCGCCCGGTCGTGCCGGATGATGATCGAGCGACGCAGCGTCCCGGTGCGAATGTTCGGCGCCGTCGCGCCGCCTCGCCCGGCAGCGATTTTGGCCTCGACCTGAATCACCCGGGCGCCGGCGCGGGCGGTACCGCGCAGGACATTCCGAGCGACGTTGGCCGGCAGCTCGCGCAGGTTGCGCTGCAGCTGCTCCAGGCCATGCAGCGTGACGAACTCAGCCATCGTTCAGCGCCTCTGAGGCCAGGATTCGGAAGCCCTCACGCCGACCGATCTCCTGGGGCACCTGCAGGTTGAAGATCCGTCCTTGATAGACGATCCGCAGCGCCGCGGCTGCCCGCCGGTCAGCGAACACCTGGTGATGGCGAACCGTGATCCGATGCGTCACGTCCGACTGCATGGCCTGGCTGCCGAAGAACTCGCGGGTGGACAGCGGCTCGATCGCGGCCCAGCAGGTCAGCACGGTCGCCCACGTCTGCAAAGGCTGGCCGGCCGAATCCTGGCCGGCGTTGCGGCGCTGGACCGTCACGCGCCGATCGAGGTTGCCCGCCTGCATCACGCCCGCCACAGCCGATGCGGGTCGAGCATCCGCTCGGCCCACGCGAGCGACTGCAGGCCGCCTTCGCCCACGTCCTCGCGCTGCCGGATCGCCGTGGCCGCGCGCAGGCAGATCCAGTGCACGATGTCGGTCGGCACGTCGTCGGGATCGGTAAGCCCCGCCGTCCAGCGCACCTCGACCGCATTCGCTCGCGACTCTGTACTCGGCCACTCCGCCACCGGCAGCACGTAGCCCGGCTCGGTGCGGTCGTCCAGGACGTAGCTCGCGGCATCGAGCGTCGTCAGCGTGCCGGCCGCGTCGTAGTACGTCACCGACACGACCGACTCGATCAGTACCGAATCGCCGTCCTCGCGCTGCACACTGGGCCGGCCCAGCTCGATCGCCGCCGGGAACGCATCGAGCGTCCGCCCCCAGGTCTGCGACATGATCGAGCGCTCCATCAGATGCTCGGCCTGACGGCGCGCGGCTTTGAGATACATCGACAGCAGCGCATCGGACTCGGTGTCGTCGAGCTTTGCGTGGTCGCGCAGGAATGCCACCGTCACCGGCTCCACGGTCGGGCCGGCGATCAGGCGCAGGGACATGTCAGATCCTCTGAGGAGGGCGAGAGCGCCCGATCTGCGACGGCCGAGCGCCGCCCAACACTGGCCGGCGCAGACCGCCGATGCGGCCCGCTCGACCCATTCGCAATCCCGTGACCTCGAAGCGCCCAACCGGCGTCATCGACTCGGCGACGAGACTGATTTCTCCTTCCACCGCCACGACCGAATCGGCCGGCACGACGATCTCGCTCACCAGCAGCGGGATCTGCAGAGCGGCCTGCGTCTCGTCGCTCATCGCCACGGACTCGGCCAGTACAGCGGCGGTGGTCAGGCGAGCCGCGCAGCTCTGGGCGACCGTCACGGACTCATCCACCACGGCCGGCGCGATCAGCCAAGCCGTCAAGGCGTCCGCGACCGTCACCGGCTCGGCCGTGGCCGCGACGCTCTGCATGGCCGCCGCAGCGATATCGCCGACGGCCACCGTCTCATCCAGCGCGGCTTCGCCGTCACCGATCGATGTCGTCAGATCGGATGGGCTCACCGCCTCGTTGACGGCTGCCACGGCGCTTAGCCGCGACGACAGTGACTCTGCTGCCGCTACCGTCTCGGCAATCGATCCTGCTGCCCGCAGGCCCGCCGCCGCCGTGTCCGCAGCAGTGACCGACTCCGCGACGACGCCGCTGACTGCGAGCCGGCCGCTTAGCGCATCGGTCGCGGTGATCGACTCGCTGACCGCCGCGACCTGCGCCGCCTGCGTGGCCAGGCTGTCGGATGCCGTGATCGACTCGCCGGCCACCGCCGCCGCCCGCAGCGTCATCGCCACCGACTCGCCCGTCGTCACCGACTCGGCGATGGCCGCTGGCAAGACGATGACGCCGCTTACAGCGTCGGCTGCGGTCACCGGCTCGGCGATGGCCGCCGGTAGCGCACCGACGCCGCTCACCGCGTCGGCGAGCGCGACCGACTCGGCCATGGCCGCCGGCAGTGCGCCAACGCTGCCTACAGCGTCCGCTGTCGTCACGGCCTCGGCGACCGCTGTCGCCAGCGTCAGCGCGGCAGCGGCGGCATCTGCGGCGGTAACAGACTCTGCAAGAGCGGCCTGCGCGGCCAGTTGCGCCGCGAGTGCATCGGCGACGCTCGCCGCTTCGTCAAGCGCCCCCTCGTAGATCTGCGCAGCGACCGAGGGCGCGACCCGCCGCCGTGGCGGCAGTAGCCACGGCCGGCGGAATACCGCCATGGCTTAGCCCAGCTCTTCCAAATAAAGCGTGGCGTTGAGCGTCACCGCATCGGCCGGCGCCGTGATCCGCACCACCAGCGACGTATTGCCCTGCCCGACCTGCGGACGCATCTCCGGCGTCCAGATCATTTGATAGCCGGCTCTTACGTTGAATGTGTCGGCGTGGATCTCGGTCGTCGTGCCGGTCGTCGCAACCGTCGTGTTGTTCGCCTCGGCCGAGAACCCCGCAGCCGCATCGCTCGGGCTCATCGGCGTCGGTGTGGGCGTCGACCCACCGGATCCGCTCGACGTGAAGCCGCGGATGATGCGCACCGACAGCAGTTCGTCCTGCGCATCGCCGGCGTCGCTGTACTGACCGATGAACAGTGCGTGCAGCACGCACGGCTTGTCGTCCGCTGGCCGAATCTCGAACAGGTCTTGCGCGGCGCTCACCGACACCGCGTTGACCGCCACCGAATACATTCGTCCCATCTCAATCCCTCACATTGCGAGCAGTGCGTTCATCGAACTCAGACGGCGCGGAACAAGGGAAGTCGCGGCGCCCCCGCCGGCATTGATGACCACCGCCGAAATCACGCAGTTCGAGCTCGACGACGCGACCGCCGTCACCGTGTCATTCCACGCGGTCGCGCTGTCGCGGTACTGCAGGTGTCCCGAGAGCGAGCCGAACTGCGTCATCAGGTCCAGTAGCTCGGTGAACGCGGGCGATGAATCGGGCGTCCACGAGCGGTCGTTGGTCGAGGTCGCAATCGCCAGCACCGTGCAGGCACCCGCACTCGTCATCGTCGGCGTCGTCACGGTCGCGCTGCCCGCCACGTCCGCCTTATCCGCATCCGCGACGGCCGAGGAGTTGTTCATGCCGGTGAGCCGAATCTGCACGCACGCCTTGTATCGAGCCGCTGCGCTCCACGTCACCGTGGCCACATTGTTCGCGTGCGCGGACGCATTGCTGCACACCCACCACTCGGCCTGCGCGCCGTTCTCCGACACCGCCGATGCGGTCTGCCGCGTGTAGGTATTGCCGGCCGTGTCGGTCACGTTACTGATCGTCTGACCGCCGAAAATCTCCATGCACATCGCACCGACCGCGATCACGTCCGCAGCGGACACCGCGAGCGCTTGCGTTGCGCAGGTGGTCGAGCTGCTGTCGGCGACCCCGGCGGCGGCAGCGGCGTAGCCCATCAGCTCACCGTCGGCAGGTCGTCGGTGAAGCGCACCGTGAGCGGTTGACCGGCGACCGTGAGCGACACCGTGTCACCCCAGACCGACGCGGCGGTACAGCGCCCGTTGATGTCGAGCACCGCCACCGCGAGGCCATCGACCTGGAAGTGGTGGCGCCGGGTGCCCGCTGCATTTGTGGTCTGCACCGTCTGTCCGCTCAAGACACGGATACGCGGGGCCGACGCATTCGGCGGCGTGTGGATCTGCCAGCGTCCGACCGCACGGTCGCGCATCACGAGCACCTGCAGGCCATCCAGCCACACATAGTCGCGGATGTGCTGCGCGCCCCAGTACGCCGACGCATCAATGCGCACCGCGATGTGACGGCTGCTCTGCGCCACGCGCACCTGCGGCCGATCGCCGTCGCCCGCCTGCAGGCCAGTGAAGACGATGTTGGACCACTCGGCACGCTGCGCATTACCCGCCTCGGCCATGATCCCGGACGACCCGTAGTACTCCGGGTCCGTCACGATCCACTGATCGCCCGCGCACCACTGGAAGCCCGGCGCGTCGGGGTTGGCGTGCGAGTACGCCGGGGTGTCGGGCGTGTGATTGGCGAACATCAGCGCCGCGACGCCATTGGCCGCCCATGAGCTGCGCGCGCCGATCAGGCCCGCAGCCGCATGCACGCTCACCCGCTCGGGCCTGGACTCCAGCGTGACGGACTGGATGTGCTCCAGCCCGAACATGAGCTTCATGAACAAGCGGTCCGCGCGGCGCCAGTAATTCGCGGGCTCGGCCGCGACCATCATCGCCTTCGCATAGCGGCCCGTCGCGGTGTCGCCCTCGTAGAAGGTGTGAACCGCCCAGCCGAGGTACTTCGTAGACGTCCAGCTTGCCTGCGCGTCATTCGCTTCACTCCCGACTTCGAAGAAGTGATTGCGATGCGGGCGCACGGCCGACAGCATCATGTCGAGCTGCGCGGCGGTCGAGTACCTGGAGTCGGCATACCAGTGCGTGCCGAATGCGGCATCGCCGAGCTTAAGCGCCCACAGCGCATTGACCAGATACATCCCGTAGTACAGGCCCTCGGTCTGAATCGCCGAGCCGGCCAGCGGCCATCGCGGAGGCTGAATCGCAGAGCCAAACGCAGCGGCCATGCGCGCCGCCTCGGTCCGCCACTCGCTCGCCCGGCCGTTGAATCCCTGCGTGCAGACGGCGGCGATCACCATCGCCAGGAAGCCGTTCTGCCAGTAGTTGTTCAGCGGATCGTCGAACGGCCAATAGCTGACGTTCTCGCGCCGCCAGTTGTCGCAGGTGCCGTTCACACAGCGGGCGACGGCCGCGAGTTGCGCGGTGGTCATCCGCGCGTAGCACAGGTCCGCCACGAACGCGGTATCGAGCATCACCGATTCGGCATGCTGGAATTCGTCGCTGTGACCGGAGACGCCGTCGGGCTGCTGCGCGATCCCCGACATCAGTCGCGTGACGCAGCGATCCATCATCGCCGTGTCCGCCGCGAGATACGCCCCGAGCGCCACCTGATGCAGCGACGCTTCGCCGGCCGGCCAGCTTGTCGACCACTCGCGCATCAGCGCGATGAACTCGGCGCGCGGCTGCGCCAACGTCGCCGATTGCAGGCGAGCCAGTTCCGACTGGATCAGCAGAGGCCGCGTGCCCGCAGGCGGAGGTGTCGGCGCTGGCGGCGTCGGCGCGGGTGGTGTCGGCGCAGGCGGGGTAGGCGGCGGTGGTGCGGGTGGTGGCGGTGGTGGCGGCGGTGCAGGAGGCGGAGGCGGTGGCGGTGGCTCGCTCAGTATCGCGAGCACCACGCGATTGCTCGGCGCGGATTCGCCGGCCGCATTCACGGCGACGACCTCGAGCGTGTACGTGCCGGTCGGCAGTGCCACCGGCGACGTGAACGCCGTCGTATTCGCCGGCAGTTCAGCCGAGTGCATCTCGCCGCCGATTGTTGCTTTAAGCCGATACCCGGTTTCGTTGACTGCGTTGTCGCGCCACGTTGCGTGTACGCGCCGGTCGGACAACAGCGTGACGACCAGGTTGGACGGTGCGACGGGTTTGTTGGTGCGGCCGACCAGCCGACCGAGCAGCGAGGACAACGCGGAGGCCATCTCAGCTCGCCGACCAGGAGCCGGACACCGAGATCACGTCGTTATCGACGACCACCCGATCCCCGCCGGTGAATAGCCCCGCCGAGTACAGCACGCCGGTCGTGCCACCCTTAGTCGCATTCGTGACGATGAAGGCACCCTTCACCGTCTTGCTCGCGCTGATCGTGAAGGAAAGCGCAGCCGAGAGCGCCTTCGATCCGCCCGACGCCGCCGAGAAGGCACAGGTCGGGCGCGACGCCTCGTCGTACGTGGTGCACTCCTGCCAACCCGCATGCGAGGCCATCGTGTCGGCCGCCGCAATCGCCGAGTAGCTGTCGGACTGGATGAGCCCCATGTACCACGCAGCGGTATAGCTCGATCCGCCGAAGTACTTATCGAGCAAATCGTTCTTGCCGGCCGTCATCACGGTGTTGTGGAAGAAGTCGCTCCACACCAGCTTCCCGTCTCGACGACACTGCACGTCGAACGTGAAGAACGGAGCGTCGATAAACTCGGCCTGATGCGGGCGCGTGATCAACTGCGCACCCACCGCCTGGCCCGCGCGGATGTTCTGGTCCATCGAATTGCTTCCTGAAAATGAAAGGGCCGCCCGAAGGCGGCCCGGTCAGCGCGTGCGCCGATCAATCGGCCAGCGGATTGGCGCCGTTGTAACGGGCGCCATACAGCACGTACGACACGAGACCGATGGCGTTGGCCATGCTGGCGACATCGACCCGGAAGCAGTCGAAGCCGTTGCTCGCGTCCAGGTCCGCGGCCTTCACGTCGATCACGTAGCGCAGGCGCTTGCTGTTGGTCGTGTCGGTCGTGAAGGTGTTCGATGACACCGCCGTTTCGGTCAGCGTCTGGCCGGCACCGACGTCGATGTTCGCCAGCATCCGCGTGAAGCCCAGCGCCTTCTCGTCGGTACCGGCCACGGCCTTCGCCTGCTTCAGCGTCACAGCGCCGCCGGTGACCGTGGTGGCATTCAGCACGTCGATCGTCACCATGGCGCCGGCGTAGTTCTTCAGCGACACGTAGGCCGCGTCGCCGGCGGTCGAGGTCAGCGCCACCAGGGAGGTGGCTTGGACGAGCGCGACCTGCTCGTCCAGTCGGGTGTTCAGGTTCATTCGAGACTCCAGATGATGTAGTGGTTCAACGGGCTTCGAGCGTCACGAAGTGCGACTGCGTGTTCGAGCCGTTCTTGCGAGATATCGGCGCCGACAGCCACGGCTGGCCGCCCACGCGCATCACGAAGCGGAACGCCCGCAGGTTCTGGTCGAACCACAGATGGATCGACTGGTCGGACTTCATGCCGCCCTTGGTGAGCGCGATGTACTGGCTGAAGTCGCCCAGCACGATGTCGCCCAGATCGCCGACCGCCGCCGCCGATTCGGTGGTGACCACCGGCCGGCCGAGCAGCATGCTGGTGGAGACACCGTTTGCGCCGCTTGGCAGATAGATCGGCACGCCGCCCACGTTCTCGGTGCCCGCGACGTTCTTGATCGGGATGAACAGGCCCGGCAGCAGCAGCTCGACATCCGAGTGCATCACCCAAACCGCCCGCGAGTAATTGCGAGCCGGCATGCGCGATTTCATCTTAAGAATGTTTTGCGCCAAGAGCGAGTCCGCCGCTTGCGACGACTCCTTGCTCACCGTGACCAGGCACGGCGCATTCATCACGCCAAGCGGCGAGCCAGCGCCCAGGCCGTTCAGGATCGCGTCGCTGACCTTGAACGCCATCTTTTCGCCGGCCTCCATCTCGACCCATGCGCCAGCAGCCGGCGAATCCTCCAGCAGTTCTTCCGTCATCGGCACAAGCGCGGTGATGCGATGCACGCGCGCGGTGGACAGCTTGAAGGCCGCCTTCGACTGGGTGATGGTGTCGGCCTCGTCATCCCAGTAAGCCTGGATGCCGGTGGTGCCGTGCGCGGTCGTCTCGTTCTTGGGGAACGACATCGTGGTGCCCGAGATCGGGATCTGGCGACACTGCGACAGCAGGTTCTCCGGAGACTCGATCACCGACAGGATGCCCGCAGCGTACTCGGGCGGCACGAGGAATCCGCCGTCCGCGCCCGTCGACTCGTTGCCGTAGGTGGACGCCGAAGCGGCGCTCAGGGTCATCAGTCGCTGATCGTAAGCACCGGCGCCCGTCGACGCATTCAGCACCGCGCGAGCGAACTGGCCCATGTGCGCGAAGCCCCGGCGCGTGTCCTGCTCGATGTTCTCGTCGACGGTGATGTGCGGCAGGCGGCTCACCGGCGACGGCAGTCCCGGCTGACTGCGCTCGGCCTCGATCAGCGCCCGCTCACGGTCGATCGACGCTTGCAGCGATTGCGACTCGTCCATTGCGGCATCGAACAGCACCTGGTCCTCGGCGGACAATTCGTTTTCGCCGGCAGCGGCGGTCAGGGCTTTCGCCGCATCGATCTTCGCTTGCTTCTTTGCAAGCAGGGCACGCAGACGTGCATTCATGATTTCCAGTCCTCTGAAAATGAAAGGCCCCGACGGGGCCTGGATCCACCGACCATCGGGCCGGAAATTCAGTCAGCTCACTTGGGCGAGCCGCAGTGCATTGGCATTGCTCATTCGCGCGCGGCGGCGCGGGTTCTGAAGCCGGGCGATCGTCTCGTCCAGCGTCTCGATCCGGTCGATCATCCCGGCCGCCAGCGCATCGGCGGCGGTCAGCGTGCGGCCCTCGCCGAACCGGCTGCGCACGATCTCCGGCGCCACGCCTCTGCCGCGCGCGATGCTCTTGACCATCACGCCGTAGAACTGGTCCACCATCGCCTGGGCATACGCGCGACCCTCGTCGGTCAGGGGCTCGGTGCTGTTGCCCTCGGCCTTGTACCGGCCGGCGTGGACGAAGGTCACCTTGGTGCCGTCAGCGGCGAGCTTGGCCGACTTGTCCTCGTGCGCCGTGATGACGCCGATCGATCCGACCAGCGCCGATGGCGTGGCGACCACCTCGTCGGCGGCCGAGGCCACCCAGTACGCGGCGCTCGCGGCAGTGGCGTTGGCGATCGCCACGATCGGCTTGCCCTGGCCGCGCGCCGCATGGATGCGGTCGGCGAGCTCCTGCGTGCCGTGCACCGATCCGCCGGGCGAGTCCACGTCGATCAGCACCGCGGCCACGGCTGGGTCCGCCAGCGCCGCGGAGAGCGCCCGGCCGAAGAGCTCCGTCGACGTGCCGCCAGGCCCGGAGATGTTCTGCACCATGTGCGCGCGGTGCGCCATCACGCCGTAGAGCGGGATCACCGCGATGCCGCCGGCGGATGAGGCGCCCGAGTTGCGGCGCTGCTCGGCCGCTCGCGGCGCATCCCCCACCGCTGCCGCGATCTGCTCCGCACTCAATCGGTCGCCGGCCGACCAGCGCAGGATGACCGACGTCAGCCGCTCCATCACCAGGGCGTCCAGCGCCCAGCACTGACCCAGCAGGGTCGCCAGAATCGGATTCACAGATACTCCAGCAGTAGTGCGCCCGCGCCGGCTTTCCAGCGGGCCAGCGTCTTGGCGACGTCGTTCGTCTTCAGCTCGTCGATCCGGGCGGCACACAGGCTCGCCGCCTCGTCGTCGGTGATCAGCAGCAACTGGCGGCAAAACGCAGCGTGCGACTCGTACCACGCCACTACGCGCTCGATCTCCTCGTGCGCCACTCCATGCCGATCGACGATCCGCTGTACGGCATTGACCTCCCGGGTCACGCAACGATCGGCGGCGGCGACCAGCAGCGCGCGCGACTTGGGCGGCTCGTCCTCGGCCAGCCGGGCGCCGTTGCTGCCGGGGCGCTTGTCACCCGCGGCGTTCATGTTCAGCGGCTCCAGCGGCTCATCCAGACCGGGAAGCGGCGGCATCTTCTCGCGCGCCCGCGCTTCGTTGCGAGTCATCCAGCCCGCCGTAATCGCCGTGTTGTACAGGGCGGAGCGGCCCGCCGTGTCGGCCCGCGTCAATTCGCCGATGTCGAATTCGATCCGCAGAGCGATCCACTCGTCCTCGGTCAACAGCGCTCGCTCCAGCGACTCTTCCCAGCGCCGATACACGCCGAGCATGACGTCCTCGTAGAAGTCCTTGCTCTGGTGCTCGATGTTGTTGTTCGTCGATCGGTCGAGAATGGCCACTTTGTGCGGAGGCACCAGGAACATCCCGCAGATCATCGTGTCGCTGTACTTGCGCGACTCGATGAACTGCGCATCCGCATTCGACATACCGAGCTCGTGCAGCTTCATGCCCTGGTCCATGACCGGCGTCTGGCCGGCGTTGACCCCGCTCTGTGACGCTCGAAAGTCCTCGCGCCACCTGCGCTTGTGTTCCTCGTTCGAGAACTTGCCGGGATGCTCGACCCACATCCCCGAGTGGCGCGCGCCGTTGCGCCAGGTGCGTCCGGCGTAATCCTGAGTGGCCAGGGCGGTGCCGATCGCATCGCGCTGCGCGCCGATCGTGCTGGTCCCCAGCCGGCCGTCGGTGGAAAGCTGCTTAAGATGCAACACCTCATACCGCAGCAAATCGACCGTGCGACCCCGGTCGTCCGTATGTCGGTACTTCCAGTCCCCATCAGGCAGGTCCACCAGCGCCAGACGATCAGGGTGCATGGGCACCAGCTCGACGATCTCGCCACGCGCACCAAAATAGATTCGCGAGTAAGCGTTGCCGCGCAGCTCCAGATGCGCCTGCATCATCTCGCGCCACTCGAACGAGGTCTGCCAGCGATTAGGCGCCCGGCCCAGCAGTCGGGCCACCGGATGGTCTCGGACTTCCTCGAAGCCCCGCAGCAGCTCAAGCGGGATTTTCGCCACCGCCTCCGATTTGATCCGCACGCACGCGAGCACGACCGGATGCTGCGTCGCCGTCTCCGGGGTCACGCGCATACCCGATGACGTCATGGGCCCCACCGAGCCATACCAAAAGTCGTCGGCCGGCGCTGCCGCAGCCAGCATGCCGCTGGTCAGCCACATCAGCGCATCATCCGCAGCATGAGGAGCGACAGTGCCAACACCAGGCCACCGCTCACCATCAGTCCCACGGGCCAGCCCCACTGAACGCCGGCACCAATCGACACCAGCGCGACGCCCGCCGCATTGGTGGCGTTGAAGATCAAGACGTTCATACCGAGAAAAATTCCCCTTCGTAGACCGCCTCGGCCGGCTCGGCTGCGGCGGCGCCACGCGCCATCGCCAGAGCCACCATCCCGTCGATGCGTCCGGTGGCTTTCGATTTGTCCAGCTTGCGATTTCCGGCCGGATCCCTCACAACCACCGACTTCGCCGCGCACATCGCCAACACCGGGTGATTTCCATGCGCCAAAGCGTGGTTAAGCACATCCGCCTCCAGGGCATCCAGCGCAGGGCCGAAGCTGGCAAACCCCTGACCGAACGGCCTAAGCAGATCAAGAAAATCCTCGCCTGCCCCTTGCCGTACCAGCGCCGCTTTCAGTTGATCGATCCGCCAGCGGTCAAACGCAATCGCCACCGGCCTGGGCTGCTCCAGCATGAAAGCCGCCACGAAGTCGTAATCCACCGACGACCCGGGTGTCGTCTGCAATAGCCCCTGCCGCTCCCAGACGTCATACGGCGCACGGTCCCGCTTGGCCCGCTCGGCCAAGCCGTTCGCTGGGGTCCAGAATGTTGGCAGCACCTGCCATCGGCCATCGGCCATCCATATGCGCACCAGCGCAGTCAGGTCGGTCGTGCCAGACAGATCCAACCCCCAGTACTGCGATTCGCCGTCGTACTCGGCCGGCTCAGCACCGTTGGCCTTCCAGACAGCCTCGGTGACAAACGGCGCGCGAGCCTCGACTCGCTGGTTAAGCACCAGGTTCCGGTAGCCCGGCTCCGCTGACGGCATGCGCCTGGCGACGGCCGCCTGCTCGCGCACCTCCACCTGATTCATGAACTCGTTGAACGCCGGATTCGCCGCCTGGATCGCCTCATCGCAGAACGGATCCATGGCCATCGGCGCTGAGTACAGGAACAGCTTCGTCCTTGGATCCGCCCCGGTCTTAGCGTCGTCGATCAGCATCGACAGCAGATCCGCATCCGAAGGAGCCTGCGTGGAGATCACCACCGACAGCGGCTCGTCCTGAGCCGCAGACGCGGTTTCCATCGCCTCGTACAACTCGGACCTCGGCCCCCTCACCTGCCCCAGCTCGTCGTGCACCGTGAACACCGGCGACAGGCCATAGGCCGTCGATGCTTCAGCCGACAGCGCGCGGTACACCGTACCCAGCTCCGAGCAGATCAACTGCTTAGCGGTGTCCTTGACGCTGACATAAGCCGCCAGGTCCGGGCTCATCCGCACGCACTTGGCCGCCAGCGCGAATAGCACCGCCGCCTGATCACGAGACTGCGCCGTGCTGTATAGCTGGCTGTTCTGCCGCGCTTCCGGTCCGCACAAGTGCAGCAGTAGCAGGAACGCCGACAGCGACGTCTTGGCGTTCTTACGGCCGAAACTGATAATCACCCGGCGGGTCGGCGTGTCATAGATGCCGCAGAGCACCTTGCGCTGAAACGACCTGAGCTTCACCCGCTGACCGACCAGCCGCCCCTCTGGAATCCTGCAGTGCTCCTCGATCCAGCGGCAATTGCGCTCGCCGCGATCCGTCAGTCTGCGACCTGCCACGGCTTACGCCGCCCCCCTTCCGACCTCACCTTGCCCGCATCCCTCGCATACACCGCCTGATGCGTCATCCGCATCGACCGCGCCAACGCGGCAAGCATCCTCGTCTCGCGCTCCTGCATCGCGCACAGCTTTTCGTACCGCTTCAGCCCGTCCTCGTCATTGAGCCACTCCGGATCGAACCGGGCAATTTGCTCTGCCACGATGTCCGCATTCACCTTGTGCCGACAGAACTGCTTCAGCACCGGCACATGCTCCCGACCGAACACATCAGCCGGCCGAGCATTGACGATCGCCAGCCATTCCAGCCGCTGCGCCTCGGTGAGATCTCCCGGTGGCGCCATCCGATTCGTGACATCTGCCCGCACAACCGCCAGCGCTGCAGCACTTTTTCTAGCCATTTCTTTCAGAAATTGCGAGCAGTTAGCGTTTCAGAGGCA